CTTCTTGAAAAAGACAGGCCAAATAGCAAGCGCACCAAAACCAACTGCACAAACTAAGAAAGACGAGGAATAACAATGGCAATCTATTTAAATAATAACGTAGGTGTTAAGTTGGCTACCAATGCTGCGCCTACTACACCATCAATCGACATTAGCTCATACGTGACTAATGCCGTAATCAACCAGATCGTAGATGAGCTAGAGGTTACTGCTATGGGCGATACAGCTCATAAGTTTGTGGCTGGCCTACAATCAGGTACCTTTACCATTGACTTTATCAATGACTGGGCAGCCGCCTCAGTAAACGAGACACTTAGCGCAGCCTTTGGCAAGACCCTAGCAGTATCAGTAATTACTGTTAAAGGCACCGCTGTATCAGCTACAAACCCTACTTACCAATTCTCAATCTTGGTAAATAACTTGACCCCAATCGGTCAAGGCGGCGTGGCTGAGGTTGCAACATCAAGTCTGTCCTTTACAGTAAACTCCGCAATAACAGTGTCACCATCGGTGGCATTCTAACTAAGGAGTAATAATGGCAAAGCTAAAGATAACAAGGGCTAATGGTGAAGTCTCCGAACACAAGATAACACCAGGTGTCGAGTACGCTTTCGAACAGAAGTATGGGTCAGGTATTAGCAAGGTCTTGCGTGAACACGAAAGGCAAACAGAAATTTTCTGGCTTGCTTATGAATGTTTACGCAGGGCTGGCGCTCAAATACCTTTGTGGGGTGTGGAGTTTATTGACACACTTGACACAGTAGAAGTATTGGATGACGAAAAAAAATAATCGAGCGGTCATCGATTCTCTACTCAATCGCTCAACTGAGCGTGGAGACTGGGATACCGCCTAGAGAGTTTATTGATATGGATAGCGAAATGTATGCCGCAATCATACAAGTCCTAACTGACAGAGCTAAGGAGATCCGAAATGCCAGTCGTGGTAAACGGCGTTAAGCAACTCCAGAAGGCTATGAGAGAAGTAGAGCCAGAGCTTAATAAGCAGATGGCTAAAGATATTAAAACAGCGATGCTTATTGTCCGAGATGCTGCACGTGGTTATTTACCACAACAAAGTGAAGTATTAAGCGGATGGGGCAAAGGCACATCATCTAGCGAGACTATTAACTATCGGGCATTTCCAGCTTATGACTATTCACTAGCAAAAAGTTTAATAAAATACAATGCTGGCACAAATCGGCGCAATCGTAGTGGGTTTGCTGCTGCATTTTATGTGGCCAACATATCTGCACCTGGCGCTATATTTGAAACTGCTGGGCGCAAAAACCGCAGGGGCGCTCCTAACTCACAAAGCCTTAACCCCAACGCTGGCATTCAATTTATAGAATCTGCTGAATCAATTAGCCAAATGAAGGGCGAAGGCAAACAGCGAGGTCGCTTGATTTATAGAGCCTGGTTTGAAGAATCTAATAAGGTTATACCAGCTGTAGTCAAGGCCATAAATACAGTTGCCACAGACTTCAAAAATAAAACTCAATTACGTAGGGCAGCATAGTGGCCAATTTAATTGTAAGTGCAGTTAGCACCTTTGATAATAAAGGATTAAGAAAAGGCAAAAAAGAATTAACAGCCTTTGAACAAACAGTCAATAAACTAGGCAAGACTTTCGCTAGCGTATTTGCAGCTCAAAAATTACTAGCATTTAGTAAAAGGGCCGTTACTGCATTTATGGAAGATGAGAAGGCCGCCAAATCTTTAGAAATACAATTACGTAACACAGGCAACGCCTTTGCAATTCCGTCTGTTGAATACTACATAGCCAACTTACAGAAGGTAACTGGCGTACTAGATGACCAATTACGCCCAGCATTCCAGCAATTACTAACTGTTACAGGATCTATCACTAAAAGCCAAGAAGCATTAAACACTGCATTAAATGTAAGCGCTGCTACAGGTCGATCTTTAACAGAGGTAAGCGCAGCCTTAACACGTGGATTCTCAGGCAACACAGCAGGGCTTAGCAGACTAGGCGCAGGCATAAGTAAAGCCACGCTAAAGACTGGCGATATGGATAAGATTTTAGGTGAACTTAACAATAAGTTTTCTGGTCAAGCACAAGCTAGATTAACTACTTATGCTGGCAAGATGGATCTGCTTACTGTCGCAGCCGAGGATGCTAGAGAGACAATCGGCAAGGGCTTACTAGATGCCATATCTTTAATTGGTAAAGACACAGGCATTACAACCGCTACTGACTCTATGAAAAATTTTGCACAAAGCACAGCAGATGCCATTGTAGGTGTTGGAGTTTTGATCTCTAAGTTAAAAGAAATGGGCGATGGAAAAGTCGGCACATTTTTATTTGATGTTAAAAACATTCCAGTATTAGGTGCTTACCTTGCAGGCTTTGCAGAAATAGGAGCAGCACAAAGAAACAAGCCTACTTCTAATTTTACCTATGAATTAGGATCTAGTGCTACTAGAGATATTGAGCGTGTGAAAGAAATTACTAGGTTAAAGACTTCTAACAAACTACGCCAAGACGAAATTAATAAATTAAAAACTAAGTCAGAGATAGATAAACTTGGTGAAAAGTTTGACCTAGAGCGCATAGGATTATTAAAAGCGCTTGGTGAGGCTACCGATGCTGAGACTAAATTACGCCTAAACGCTAAATTGGCTATCCTAGACAATAACGAAGCTTTGGCTAAAAAGTATCTAGCCGAGATGGAAGCTGCTAAGAGCGCTTTAAAATTAAGCACAGAATTATCAAGCACAGCCGATGCTATGGCTAAGTTAAGACTTGTCACTCAGGCCGATTACACAAAGCAAATGTATGCAGGATCTGCCATTTATTACCAGGGCAACGCCGCACCTATTCCATCATCTGCTGCCGCTGCCGCTCCTACTGTAATTAATAACAATACTAACCTCACAGTAGAAGGCACAGTAATTTCACAAGATGCAGTATTGACTACAGTCCAAGAAGCATTACAAAGATTACAGAAGCAAGGATCATCTTTGACTGTTGCAGGGTCACTATCATAATGGCAGTGCCAACGATAAACGCTGTTATTAACTTTAGCACTGGCCCAGCCTTTGCTCAGGCGTTTTTAATTGATTCAGGTATATTAGGCACTAACGTATTGGCAGATAGCGCAGCTGTTATTGTTGATGTATCTAATCAAATTAACTACATACAAACACAGTCAGGCCGTAGCCCATTAGCAGATTTATTTCAGACTGGTACTTGCACCTTACGCATAGTAGATCAGAATGGCGACTTTAATCCAACTAACCCTAGTGGTCCTTATTATGGATTATTGACACCGATGAAAAAGGTACAAATTACTGCGACCTTTAACAATGTTACTTACCCTATATTTTCAGGTTTTATTACATCCTATGTAAACACACAACCTAAAGATGCTACAGAGGTTGCCTATACAACCATCACAGCTGTAGATGCTATGAGGCTTGCACAGAATGCACAGATAAGCACAGTTACAGGTGCTACTGCTGGTGACTTGTCAGGCACAAGAATTAACCAAATCTTAGATGAAATTGATTGGCCTGCAACAATGCGTCAAATAGATGCAGGTCAAACTACCTTACAGGCAGATCCAGGCACCCCACGCACCTCGCTAGGTGCAATGCAAATTGTGTCAGAGTCCGAATATGGGGCTATTTATGTTGATTTTGATGGATCATTTGTATTCAAAGATCGACTAACTGCCACAGCTTCTATTGGTGATACCCCTACAGTTTTTGCAGATGATGGCACTGGCATCTCATACGCTAACGCTCAATGGAAACTAAACGATGATTTGATTTTCAACTCAGCCACAGTAACCCGATCAGGCGGTAGTCCTCAGACAGCCATCAATCAGCCATCTATTGACAAGTATTTTATCCATAGTTATAACCTGCAAGACCTGCTAATGCAGACCGATGCCGTAGCCCTAGATTATGCCAGAGCTTATGTAGCCAGTAGAGCTGAGACCACGATCCGATGCGATGCCATCGAGCTAGACCTGCACACTCCTAACTACGATACAGGCATAGTTGCAGCTCTAAACCTAGATTTCTTTGACCCAATTACAGTTATCACCACCCAGCCTGGTGGCTCTAAATTACAGAAAACACTGCAAATCTTTGGAGTAGCCAACACTATTACACCCAATAGCTTTAGGGTGGTGTTTACAACGCTAGAACCTGTCATAGATGGGTTTATAATAGGCAACGTAGATTACGGGGTCTTAGGACAAAACGTCTTATCTTACTAAGGAGAAAACATGCCAACCTGGCCAGGCAATACTGGTGATGTAGTCACCAGCACAATGTGGAATGGACTTCCAGCATTTACAGTACAAACTGCTAAGACAGCAGATTACACAGTAGGTAGCGGTGATGAGTATCAACAGTTAATCCCGATGAACAAATCCTCAGCTGCTAACTTTTTAATACCAACCGATGCTACTTATAATTTTCCAGTAGGCACAGTTATTACAGTATTAAATATCGCATCAAATGCGGTAACCATCAAAGCAGTTACATCTGGTACTACTACAGTATTAAGTGCTGGTGCAGTCGCAGCAGAACCAACCCTTGCACAATATAAATCAGCAGCCTGTATCAAAACAGCTGTTAATGCTTGGTATATTGTTGGGGCTATTTCATAAATGTTAAATATATTATCAGCCACTTTAGCACCCACAGTCCCACCATTAACAATTAATTATTTAGTTGTTGCTGGTGGCGGTGGATCAATGATTGCTGGTGGTGGCGCAGGTGGTTTGCGTTGTACAGTTGATGCAACTGGCGGTGGTGGAACTGTAGAAACTGCATTAAACTTAAATTACAGCACTAATTACACTTTAACTATAGGTGCTGGAGGTACTGCTGGTGCTGGACAACCAACACCTCCAGGCGCAGGTGGTAACTCTGTTTTTGCAACAATCACATCAACTGGCGGTGGTCGTTCTGGATACAATGATGGCAGTTTAATTTACACAGCAGGAACAGGTGGCTCAGGCGGTGGAATGGGTCAAACAGGTGGCTCAACAAATGTTGACGGCGTTGGTGGACAAGGCACTGCAAATCAAGGTTTCAAAGGTGGCGATACATCACGAAGCGGTGGATTAACTCCAAGTTATTGGGGCGGTGGTGGTGGTGGTGGCGCAGGGGCGGCAGGGGCAGCAGGAGTTGTCGCTGAAAATGCTGCTAACTCTGTTGGCGGTAATGGTGGTATTGGCGTTCAAACATCAATTTCAGGAACAGCAACATATTATGCTGGCGGTGGTGGTGGAATATCAGAAGGTAATAATAATTTTAGATTAGGTGGACTTGGTGGCGGTGGAAAAGGTGAGGGAGCATCAAACGCTGGTTCAGCTGGCACAGCCAATACGGGCGGTGGCGCAGGTGGCAATTTCTATTCAACAGGTAGAACAGGTGGATCAGGAATAATTATTTTGAAATACCCTAATACAGTCACAGCAACTTTTAGTGGTGGAGTTACACAATCAACTGTTACTAGCGGTGCATTTAAGATTTCAACAATTACAGCCGCAGGTGTTTCAGACACAGTAAGTTGGGCATAATGGCGCATTACGCATATTTAGATGAAAATAACATAGTAGTTACAGTTGTAGTCGGTAAAGATGAA